TTTGCGTGAAGTTTTGCTTCGTTTAGTTCTGTAGCACTTGCAATGTTTTGCGAAAACTGCGTTGCTGCATCGGCTCTTGTTTTTTGCGTAGCTGCATCAAGCTTTGTATCTATTGCACCGCGTAAGCTATACCGATAGGTTAGCTCCATTTGATTGAAACGGTCAGTTAATACTTGTTGACTGCGCGGATCAGTAACACCGTCTAGCAAACTTTCTCTTGCTGTTTTAGTAGCTAACGCCCACTGACCTTCTTGTTCGTTGCCACCTTCGTTAAAAATTGAACCAAGTTCACCCGGATCAACTCTAGACAATCTACGCGCATCTTCACGTAAAGCTGCTTCACCAGCTAGTAACTTTTGGTTTATCTGCGCTTCCCTAGCAGCTTTGTATCGCGTAGCAGCAAACTCACCAATCTGTTTAGTAGCAGCTGTAAACACACTAGCTTTAGCTTCTGCCTGTCTAATAAAAGGCGCTGCACTTGCTCTTGCTCTAAAACTACGACCCGGCGCTTCGCCTGTAGGTGTGCTACCAGCACGATAGATAGGTATACGCATTAATATTTACCCTTTACTAAGCAGTTGCAGTATTGCTTGCGAAATAACCAGTGTCGTAACCAATACGTGCAGCGGAACCAAAACCAGCTATTAAACTTGCCGTACCTGACGATCTAAGCGCGGCCGCTGATGCACCAGCTTCCATACGTGATAACTGCGCTGTTAACTTTGTATCTTCTATAGCATCGTTAATCTGCATATTGGTGACGTAGTTATTAAATTTATCTATAGCAATTTCAAAATCACTTTCCCGACCACCTTTACGCAAAACATCCATAGGTGTACCGACTGCAATATCTACGCCAGCATAAGCAAACCCAGCTACAGCTGCACCTTGCGCCTCACGAAACGCCATACGTTTACGTTTGTTAGAAATAAGCACATTGTTGTTAATAATAGTACGTTGATTTTCTGCTAGATTTATGTCACGCTCGATAATCTGTGCATTAAACTCACCAACTCTTGCAGCTGCCGCTGCCGCTTTGTTAGCAGCTTTTTTTTCTGCTATACCGCCAGCAACTTGCGTACCCATCATTATTAATGGCAGTGCTTCCATTTTGCGTACCTTTCGTAATCTAAACCATCTGGTCCGTATTTATGCATTAGACCTTCGCTTGTAAAACCTAAAAATTTTGCAAGCTTATGTGCATTTGTAAAATCTGATCTAACAACCGCTTGTACTCTTGTCAGCTTCAGTCTAGTTATTGCGGCATCTAACTCACGCTTTACTAAACGTACTGTCTGTATCCGCTTACCGTTCATTTCTCGCGTAGGCAAAAACCATGCTTCTGCTACACCTTCCCATACAGGCGCTAGACCTGTCACGGCATAAACCTTGCCATTGTCTATAAGTGCCAAGCCTCTGCCCGGCTGCAAATAAACAGGCATTGCAGAAAGAACTAAACCTAACTGCGAATTGTTTTGCAACGGAACACGATCCGCTACATCTAAAACGTGAACTTTACTAAGTGGTCTTGCTATCATTTATCAAAAGTATTCATCCTTGGATACAGTGCTAATACTGTCAACGGTAGTGGCTGTGTCTGTTGTAAGTATATTCTATCATCATCATCAAAGCCACCCGGAAACTCAACATCTTTATCGCCGGAGAAAAGAGGAACCGCTGTATCCATATCCATAGAACTGTCGCGGAAAAAGATCCGATCCGTTTCGGAACTATCGTTACCTACTTCTACGCCCACTGTTTCAAATAATCGTACTGTAATACCGTGTATTCTTTTCGGTTTACCCTGACTTGTGCCATCAGACGATCCGCTTTCAATCCGTAGCGTTTGCATATTTGATGTATACCCATACCCAATAGCTGCCGTAGTTGCAGAGAAATCAAGTGCTATAGATGCGCTTGATACGGTCTTGTTTGCATGACTTGCGCCGTTAGCAAGCACAGAAACCGTTTCACCTTCTAGATGATACAGCGTACTAAAACTGCTAACCGCGCTACCCGAATACGATAAACCGCTATCTACAAAAAATGCAGAGGTAGTATTGCTACCGAAATCAAAATCTTTCATTCGTTCTACATATCGCCGGGTAACACTATTAATAGTGCGCTTAACAATCATGTATAACTCGTCATTGCCTGTGTCCGTAGGTAATGTTGCAATGCTTTCAACTACCGCCGAACCACCGCTAAACGTGCCACCTATGGTATGTTTATGCCACGCAACAACTTGCTCTTCACGCCGATACGTTAATCCTACTAACGCACCATCAGAACGTATAGCCCATACGATATTTTCTGGCTCTTGCTGATACGCAAAACTTTCCAAACCACCTTCGGTAATGTGTTCTGCTAACACTGTAAGATCCGGCGCTTGATACCCGGCTGTGTTTACTTCACCAATATATTTAAACTCTCGCACTTTTCTATTGCCGCGTTGCAGAAATAACGTAACATCTGCGACCTGTACAGGCTCCGTATTAGCCGATCCGTAGTTAGAATACTTACGAATTTGCGTTGTAGTCGGCGTAATAGGACCGTCATTTGTAGTTGTAAGCACGTATTCACCACCAGAAGTACCTATCGTTAACACTCTTGTAGCTGATAAATACCTAATATTGTTTACTTGATTTGATGCAATCGTGTAAATAAGAGCATCATCTGCGTTTGTTCCTGTAGAAAAGTTTAAATAATCCGCGCTTTTACTAAACCAAAGCGTTTGTGGATTGTTATTTGTTGCTGCAAAAACTAACCTTTGCTCAAAAAACGTAACAACACTAGGGTAATTATCAGTACCTGACAGTGATGGATTAGGCGATCCGCTTATTGTTGCTGTGGCAAATGTCCAAGCGTTGTGGTTTGTACGCGATAAAGTACGAATTGCATAGCTTGGATGTACAAAATACATAATATCTGCACTTTGCGCGAACCGTAAATTAAATATGTCAGCCGCTGCGTATGGCGTTGCTACTTCAAATATTTCATCTACTGCCCCAGCTGACGCATATGTTGTAAAGTTTGTTGTGTTAATGTTGTTGCCAAACAAATCTTGCAACGTAAATGTATTTGTTGTGACGTTAGCCACCTTGTAGTTACGACCATTTAATTCTGTCATGCCGACAACATTATCTAAAAATATTTCATCACCATTGCTATAGCCATGAGAAGATATTGTTACTACACCGGGGTTTGCTTTTGTTACAGCTGTAATGTTTTGTGCCGATCCTTTTAAAACCTGAGAACCGTTGCGATACACACGCATAACTTGATCCCCAAACACAAGTATGTATGTGTCTGTCGTTTTAAACTGAAATGGTATAAGCCTACTCTTTACACTGCTATCTTTTACAGTACCAAGATACTGAGTACCCGGTCTACGTGTAACGCCGCCGTGTGGTTGCACCACCATGTTAGTTAAATCTGATAAGCCAGCCTTGTATTTCTCTAGCGTAATACGCCCTTCTAAGCGTGGCGATATTTCACCAGCTGTAAATGTGCTTAGTGAAGGTGCAGATCTTGCCATTAGAAACGCGCCTCGACAAAATCATTAGCTTCAATACGCTCTGGCGCACCTTCAGTTGCGTCTTGAAACGTACTTTCTTTAAGTTTTCTATCGTAATCAGCTGCCGATAGCTGCCGTACAGTAGTAGATCCTGTAATTGCATACGATATTTCATACGCTAATCTAGCCGCTAACGTTTCTATTAGCCCGGCATCATACTGTTGTGGGTCTGTAATCCGGGCAACATACTTAATTTTTGCAGTACCTTCGTCAGTTAATAGCTTGCGACCCTCAATAATAAACGCCGGAGTATCGCTATTACTTCGCATATTATCAAACGGAAACGTTAATGTGCCGTTGCTAAACTCTAAAACGCGCAAACAAAATGGGTCTGTAGGTAACGCATACTGTTTACCGTAGCCATATGTAGGCGCTGTACTTTCTTGTGCTAGCTCTGCCCTACGAATTAAACAATTCCAAGGATGCGATCTAAACACACTATCCCTTACCGCTTCGTATCGCTGGTTAACAATGCGCGCTGGTTTGCTGTTTTCATCTAGCGCAGTAATATTAGATGCACCTAAACTGTTTAGCGCATAGTTAGCAATATCAACGGTACTCGTCATTCTTCACTCCGATCCATCAAACTTTTTTTTGACGCTCCACCTTTAGCGGATCTATTTCTTGCAGCGTTAACTGCACTATCAAGATTAGTAAATCTTGGAAACTTTTTTCCAGTAGTATCTTCATACTCTTTTGCTGCGTTCCATGCTTTATCGCCAGTAAAATATTTTGGCTCACCTGTTTTAACATCAAACCAAATTTGCGGAATATTCCACGCTTTACCTTCTGGTGATTGTTCTGACGCTAAGTATTCTGTAGCTTTTCTACCGCCGGGCAAATCTATTGGTTTATGTTTTGTAGGATCAAAAGGCTCGAAACGTGCCATGTAATTACTCCAATAAAAAAGAGGGGGCGCAAACGCGCCCCACTCTATTAGTCTAGAACGTACTTAATGGTAAGTTCAACAGTACCAGTGCCAGCTGCACCGCCCATTGTTACCGTTACAGGAACACCGTCCTCGTTAGCATCTAACTCTGTGCCGGAACCGAGAGCTAGTGTAGCAAGGATGTCTACCTTTTGCGCTGACGTAGAAGCCGCAGCTGCTTTATAAGCCGCCGCTGCCGCGCTTACCGCTGTACCAGCTGCGTTAGTATGTGCAGCGTAGCCAACAGACAAGGTTGTAGATGAACCCATTGCATCATGTGCAAGTGATCCCTCTAGCAATCTAGCGCCATCAGGCATAATAAACATTTCAATAACGTCACCAGACGCTAAAGAAGATGCCTCATAAGTACC